CAACTGATGGGGTCGATCCTATCATTTCCTCTCCTTTGTCTCGCCAACCTTTACGGTTATATCCGTACCGTTAGTAAGGTCCTTGGGGTCCCTGAGTCTCAGGCCATGGTTCTCGTTGCCCAGTGGAATCCACTGTTGATAAATGGCGACGATATCTTGTTCCGTGTCCCTCGCTCGTGGGTCCCCGAGTGGCGCAATGTTATCAAAGACTTGGGTTTCACCCTGAGTCCTGGAAAGAACTACGTCCACCCTACTCACTTTACCATCAATTCACGCCTCTACCACCTATCCACCCAAACCCAGAAGATCACTGGTACTCGACTAACCAGTATCCAGGTCGAGGAGATACCCTACTTCAATTTGGGTCTCCTCCTCCCACGTGATGGCCTTCCTCCCACGGAGCAAAAGGCACTTCGTGACCTATGGAATGATATGACCCCCGGATCTCAATATCCGGCACGCCTTCTCAGGCGCTTTGTCCACTATCATAAAATCCGTGTCGTGAATTCTACTCGTGGTGGTAAATTCAACGCATTCCTGCCAACCGAATTAGGCGGTTTGGGATGGAACTTCCTCAAAGAGGTTTCCATTCTCAAAGCTGTCCGGATAACAGGTTTTCAGCGTATTATTGCTACCAACTTGTATAATAGACATAAGCAGCTCTCTCTCCTCCCCTACAACCATTTCTTCGTAGGGGAACGGGATATAAATAGAGTGCTTCCGGCCACGACGTATGGTGATGATTTATCTCCTCAGAGACATTTCAAACCATCACGTTCCTCAGGACGCTTTCGCGTCTTAGATACTCGGTACCCAGTACCCACAACCTATTTGGTTGCGGACCCCTCGTCAGATCCAGAGCTGCTCAATGCGGCTCATAGGATTCCCGAGGAGCGGTCAGTTAGAGTCAATACACTCACTGCCCGCCAGGCGAAAGAGCTCTCCCGTGAATATATAGGTTCTAGAAGACGTGACGAACAACTTCTTGAACCCCCATTCATCAGGGTCAAAATAGAGAGCCTCCCCAGATTCGCCCTCCAGAAGGAGGAAGCCGAAAATGAAGGGGAGCCATCGATGGACGATGCCAAACCCTATGGCGTCATGATTGATAATCTACCCAAAAC